GCTCAGTTTGCCGCCCTGGCAAATAACGTAGATTTAGCCCAAGGCGCTTTCGTTAACTTCCTAAACAACGCAATCGCCCCCTTCCTACCCGCCATCAATGAAGCCACCAAAGCTCTCGCTGAATTCTTTGCTGCCCGTCAAACGGGAATGGACTTAGACAGAATAATTGATGAGCACTCATTAGCCGATCAGGTTACATCTTTAGAAGAACTCGAAAAGCTTCAAAAGTTGTTGAATGAGGAAGTTGAAACCTACGAGAACCTAACGCATCACGGTCGATCGGGCAAGGTCAACAAAGAACGGCTTAAAGAACTGAAAGATACGCTCCCTGTATTGGAAGCCAGAAAACAGGCAATAGAGGAAGAAAACGAAGCAACGCAGCGCGCACTAGATTTAGAGTCTAAAAAAGGTAATTTGAAATCTGAGCGCACATCTGGTGCCGACTCTATCAAGTTAGAGGAACAGCTTTTAAATGAACTAAAAGCGGTTGAAGATGCAAATAAAAGCGAACTTCAATTACTGCAAGATCAAAAAAACGCCCGTTTAGCCATTCTCGAAAGCATGTACGAGGATGAAAAGAACCTAACTAAAGAAAAGTTAGATGAAAAAAACGCCATGAAAATGGCGATAGAAGCCGACTATTTAGCGCAGTCGCGTGAATTAGCCCAAACGGAAGAGCAGGCAAAGATTGATGCGGCGGTAACCGAATCAGAAACGTTAAAAGAGCTACTCGATGAAAAGCTAATTTCTCAAGAAGAATACCAGGCTAAGCTAAAAGAAATTATTGCGGCTTATTCGCCTGAGTCAGTTGACCCAGAAGCGCTTGAAGAAAAAAACCAAGCTGAATTGGAATCATTAAACGAGAAGCTTGAAAACCAGCTTATCTCATATGAAGACTATTTCACTAAACTTGGTGCGCTCAGCAAAAAGGACTCAGCCGACAAAAAGAAGAAAACAGAACTAGAAAACTTCTGGTCAGAGTCATCGGTTAAAAGTCAAATAGATGATGGCACTGCGTTGCTCTCCGCATTAGGTAATAACAGTAAAACTGCTCACAAAATAAAGCAAGGTTTAGCAGCGGGAAACACTGTAATGACCACCGCCGAAAATATAGCCGAACAGTTTCCCAACCCTGCTGGTATGGCATCGGCCGCCCTAGTTGGTGCCACACAGTTAGCTACTATAATGTCTTCGACTCCAGACGGAGGTGGAACAATAACCACGCCGTCTGCCACTGCCAATGAGGCCCCTGTTGAAAACTATAGCGACCAAGGCACATCAGTTACCGATATTTCGGGTGATGATATTTCTACCCAACGCATGATCATTGAATTCAGTGATGAAGCCGTTGAAGTGGTCGGCCGCCACATCAAGAAAGCGGAAAGTGAGAGGCGCATTTAATGATCATCAGTAAAACTAACATTATTGCGTCTAACAGTATTGTTCTTGAATCAGGTTCATTGAGCAGCGGTGAACTATCAAATTTGCAGGACCCAGACTTTTCACGCGTAGTCAGTAGTTCATCTAGTACATTCTCATTCACATTTGATACCGTGGGTTCGTGCGAGTATGTAGCGCTCCATGGGCTCAACTTGCAAATTGGTAATACAGTTACGTTAACTGGTACGTCGTTCACCCGCTCATTCACTGTCACTCGCCCCATTAAAAATTTGGTTTTCTACATAGGTGTGGCCACAACGCTAAATGATTTAACTGTAGAGATTACGGGTACAGGCACCAAAACAATTAGCTACATGCAGGCAGGCTTGGTTAGCCACATTGCGTGGGGAACGAATGCCGGACAAAGCCTTTATTATCTGGGTAGCAACGTTACAAATCGTGTTACTGCAAATGATGCCGGGTTTCCGGTTAAACGCGTGCAAGAAACTATTGCGCCTAAGCTAAGCCTAACATTTAGAAATATGTATAAAGACTGGGCCCGAACTGACCTGCAAGAGATATTCGATCTATACAATAATACGGGCGTGCTTTCTCAGCTGGATTACGAAGAAGAAAACAGACCTGAAGAGTCGTGCGCCCTTTTTGAATTATCCAGTTCAAAAGTGGCCACTCATTCGCAAACCACAACATTAGTTGATATTTCGCTATCGTTCAGGATTGTTGCATGAGCCTGTTTCACTATTATGTTATAGAGCTGGATTTACCCGAAGTTACAAGCGCATGCACAATAAATGGTAATGCGGGGTTTGGTACTCCGCTTACTTGCACAGACCAAAGTAACCACACAATCACCACCAAAACGCACAAATACACCGACACAGCATTAATTCTGCCTGAATCCGATGTATATAAGTGCGTGAATAAAGTGAGCGAAACAACCCCTGCACTTAAGTCGGGAAATGGTGTGGCTAGCACAGCAACGTGCACCATCAGCATGCGTGATTTTATAGGCGATCCAAACCTATCAAGCCCCGCGTTAGTTTCAAACCCTGGCATCAAAGGACAGGGTTCATACTTCGGTAAATTAAAAGCCCGAAATGTACTGACAAATAAACCCATCCGCGTGAAGTATTACGAAAGTGACGGGTATACATCTACACTTAAGCGAACCCATCACTATCTACTTGTTGATGTAAAGCAAAGTAGTGCCGACATGTGGACATTCACATGTAAAGATGTGCTGTATAAGGCTGATGATGAGAACAGCGATTTTCCTAGAATAGTCACTGGCACGCTGCAAAGTGATATTGCAGTTGGCGAAACCAGCATTTCAATGGATGCTGATATTGCAGACTGGACCCCATACTCAGATTATACTGCCGTGGTTGGCGGTGATTTGATGATGATCACAAACGCCAGCGGAAACGCTTCATCAGTAACGCTCACTGTTGTTAGAGCCAATACTATCACCCTAGGTTCGAGAACTATTCAAAACGAACCCTCTGAGCACTCAGCGGGGGACGAGGTATTCCGAGGCCGAAAGTTTGTCAACGCGGATCCGTATGATTTGTTGGTTAAAGTGTTTGAAGACGCAGACTTAACCAGCGATAACTACAACGCCACGGTTATACAAGCTGAATTGGATGAATGGTTGCCCAATCTAAAAGGCTCGATTGATACCATTATTTACGAACACAATGACACCACCACGTTCCTAGATGACTTCTGCGCAACGTTAATGCTGGACATGTGGACAGATTTGACCACGGGTAAAATAGTAATAAAAGCAACCAGCCCATGGAATACAACGTCTGCCATTTTACGCGAAGGTATTGAAATTAATTACGGGTCCATCAGCATTGATGAAGACGCCGAACTCTATTACTCACGCGCATTTTTGCAATACGACAAAAGAAAAATCACTGAAAGTGACGATGATGCCAACTTCGCCCGCTCTAGTTTAGCGTATGACACAACCCTTGAGGGTGAGTTGTATTACAACGCAGAGAAAGTTAAAGATTTGGGCAAGTCAATCATACTTTCCAACAAACTCAGCAATATTGAAACCGCTGATTTAACCACCGTTCGCTATGCCCAGCGTTTCAGTAATCGCCCCCAAAAAATTATTGGCACTGTTGAAGAAGCAAACCTTAATTTTTCGCTGGGGGATGTTGTAGAAATTAATACAGCCTCGAATCAGGATTTTTACGGCAACCCAGTCACAGGATTGCGATCTCAAATCATAAAGATAGCGCCAACGTCTAGCACTGGCCGCAGCTATAAAATTACAGCCGTAACGTACAACCCTTACATCGGCGCGTTCGCAGGCTCAGATTTTCTCGTAAATGCTGAGTATGACAATAATTTATACACGATAGCCGGCGGCCCCGTTACTGCAGACACCTTCACATTTATTTTTTCAAAGCAAGTTTACGGCCAAAACACCTTCAATCAAGCCATTTCAGTGGGCTCATTCCCGTCTGGCTCAATTGTTAACCTGGTATTTATTGATGGCTCAATATCAATAGGGCGAGGCGGCAATGGTGGCTCTACAGGTGCAGGTGAAAACGGCGGCACAACACTATTGGGTACTAGCGGTGTAACTGTAAATATCTATCTGGGTGGCACTACTCCAGATTTTGGTAATGGCTCATACACCGCCGATGGCTATTTAAAAGCCCCAGGTGGCGGTGGTGGTGCAGCACCCGAAGAGTACGAGCCTAAATACAGTGTCATTCATCATGGTGGCGGTGGCGGCTCCGGTAGCAAGCCAGGCACAGGCGGGCAGGGATATGTTGGGGTCGAAGGGCAGGACGGTTCAGCAAGTTCAGGAGGCGAAGCTTTCTATTTAGCTGGCGCTGGCGGAGGCCCCGGCCAACCGGGAGAGGCGGGCGCTTATGCCGGTGGTTTAGCTGGCAAGGCGCTGGAGGCCAATGGCAGCACGATCAACGTTTATACCGATGGTGATTTATCGCGATACATCCAG